GAGCATCAACCAACCATCCATCACTTTTACGGCTGCGATCCGGGAATGAATCATCAATCTGTTCCCGAAGTTGAACGGCAGCTTTAGATAAGTAAGGCTTCATTACAAGCCTAGAGCTGTCAAATCCTCAACAGTTAAACCAAGCGCTGCAAGTTTTTCCTGTGCTGCTGTTTTGGCATCCTCTTTTGCTTGAGCTGCTGCCTTTTCTGCTGCAACAAATGTTTGCAATGATTGATGTTCAGCAAATTCTGCATCATTCATTTCACGATCAATAAACTCATCTGCTGATGTGTAGATTCTTACTGTTGGTCTTGTGGTTGATTTAGCCATGTTAGTTTACTCCGTAGATTTCAACTGTTCCGTATGTATAAGTTCCACTGTCAGGCTTGAACTCTAGTGTGGTAATTGCTGCACCATTTGTTAATATCGCCATTGAAGTCATTCCATACATTTTAGTTCCACTGCCTTCATAAGACATTCCGTGCGACACCATAAATACTGTTCCAGTATCTGATGGCTTTGTTAAAGTTAAAATACCGCTAAATCTTTTATTGGCATCTGCGCTATCAAGGGCTGCACCTAAAATCATTCCGTAAGCATAATTTAGAGATGAGCCTGAAACATTTGTAGCATCTTGCATTGCAATAGTTTGCGTGTTGTATTCACCTGCACCGATTGTACCAATACCATTTGGCTTTACTCTCCAACCCGGACTACCACTAGCACCAACCGCCTTCATATAACAAACAATTTGTTTATATGAACTGCTAAATGCACTTGAGGTAGTTGAACTTCCACTTAAAGTTAAAGTCTGCAATAAAGTCATTCCACCAGCAGAAGCAGGAGTTGCCCAAGATGGAACACCACCAGCAACAGTTAAAATTTGACCAGTTGATCCAATTGCAAGTCTTGTGTTTGTATTTGCTGTTGATGAACGATATTCAATATCGCCAAGAGTTGTAGAAGGATTTAACGCTTTAGTTGTGGTATCAATTGATGAACCCAGTGTGCGAATTGCTGATGCGCCATCCTTAACCAAAGCTGTATCATCTGGAGTACTCCAGCTATAATTTGTAGTAGTTGCCATTTTTCTCCTATTATCAGGCTACGATTGTAGCGTATTCCCATGTCAAAGTGTTGTCTATCGTGTTCCAAGCCTCTGTGGCTGGCACAGTATTCCATCGCATAGCCACCTGACTAAAGCTGACTGGCGATAAATTGATGGTTAGGAATAATTCATTAAATCGGGTAGTCCAACGCCAGCCTTCAACATATCCTTCAAATGCTCCATTGCTGATTTGAGATGGCAGATCTGTGATATGAATTGGCTGACCAACAAATATGCTCAAAAGAGCATCTCTGTCATTATCGTCTAATTCAGGGTTTGTTATTGGAAAAGTAATGCTGTCAAATGTAGCTGATGGAAAAGCTCTTTGGCTGATATACCGATCGGCAACCTCTTGAGCATTTGTGGCATCATGAATAAGGCTATTTATTGTTTCTGATCGATACCCATAAGTTGCAATAGATGCGCTACTAGTTGCAGTTTTTTGAGATCCATAATTGTTGCCATAATTGATGTAAATATCATTGCGGATGTCAGCTGCTTTGGTAATAGTTCGAAGTCCTGCTCCAATAGCTGTATTTGCTGAAAGTTCGGTATATCCATTAATTGCCAAATATGTCTGTCTATGATCAGCATCGGCATAACCTATGTTGCCTTCATTATCCTCATACAAATATCCAAAAGCTGAATTGGCAATTGCTGAAGCAATGTTGTAAATGGTATCTGGTTGAACCCCTCTATTTTCCATTTCATAAAGACCCGGAGTATCAACTTCACCTAAGCCTATGTTTTCTGCATTTGCCCAAGTGGTTGCTGGATTGTATGCAGCCCATGTTTGAGCAGCTGATACTTCATTCCAAGAATTAGTTAATGAGTAAGATAGCAATGTAAGAATTTGATTGCCATCAAAATCTTGACTTAATGTGCTGTCATAAACTTCTTTTGCAAGTTTGACCAATGCACCCATTGCTAGGATCGTATAACTTACAACAGTTGCAATTGAACTAGTTGTAGATACTTCCACGCTTACATCTGTTATGTTGCCACCAAATAAAGTCTTATATGTTCCTGTGCTGTCTTTGACTTGTAAAGTCATTCCATCATTAAGGGCAAATGGCAATGTTTGACCGGATAAAGCGACAACCTCAACTTGTAAATATGATGGATTAGGTTGAGTGTAAATATCATCTCGACCAGCCTGATGAGCTATATCAGCAATTGTTATATCGGTGTAATCAACGCCCGCAACAGTTAGTTTCCAATCAGGAGTCCAAACTGTCATCAATCGCCCTTAATGCCTGAATTGTATAACTGTGGAACTGATCTTGATGCGCTTTGATTCAATACCTTTGCAACGGCTCTTGCAGCACCTTCGGAATCAACGGATTGAACTGAAATGTTATAAGTATTGCCACCTGCTTGACCAAATGGAGTTCCAGTAAATGAACTTGATGATGGCACATTACCGCTTGGAGCAATTTGAGTTAAGCCATAAGTTGCAGCACCAGCAGCCAATGCAGCAGCAGCGGTTCCAACGGATGCACCACCAGTTGCAAAAGCGGTTGCAACTCCAGCAGCAGCAGCAGCATTTCTTAAAGTAGTCATAGCTGCAACAAGAGTTCCAATGGCAGCAACAAAAGCAGCAATTTTATTAACCACAAAAACAGTTGCGAGAATACCAGCTAAAATTAATAATTCCTCTTTAATGCTTATTAAGAAGCCAATTGTGGTTTTTAATTGTTGTCCAAATTTATAAGCACCTTGAGTAGCATCAGAGATACCAGCACTTACGCTATCTTGCCCGGTCAATCCAGCAGCCAATGCTTGAACATTTGGCACAACTACTACAAGAAGATAATCCGCAAATTGCTTCATAATTGGAAGTAAAGCATTGCCAATCTGTTCTTTTGTTTCAGAAAAAGCAATTTCTAATTGACGCATTTTAAATTCAGCATTAGTTGCTTCGTTGTCAATAAATCCTTTGTAGGTTCCTTTGAGGATTTGCATAATTTCCTCATGCGATTTAGTTTTTAAAGTAGTAGCATCAATGCCAAGTCCAAGTTTGCCAAGAGCTGCATTTTGACCATCAAAACTTTTACCTAAAGCATTTGTAATAACTTCAAGTGGTTTACCTGTTGCAGTAGCAATTTCTTGAGATAAAGAAAGCAATTGTTGAGCTTTAGACACATCATTTGTTGATCTAATTAATCGAGCAAAAGCCGGTCTTAAAACTTCATCAGTCGTAGCTGTGGCAATAGATTGTTTGGTAATATAAGTATCAATAGCAGCAATTTGATCCTCAGTTGCCTTTGTGCTTGATCGAATAGTTTGCTCAAGAGATTTACGAGCCTTTTCATCATCGGCTGCTGCCTTTACAGCTGAAATTGCAAATGCGCCAACAGCTGCACTAACGGCTGCAAATGCCAATGCTGCTTTCTTTCCAAAGTCAGCAATTTGATCTGCTGATTTATTAACTACTTTATTTGCATCATCTAAGCCTTTTTTCAGACCATCAATGTCAGCTGCAAGAGCTAAAGTTAAGGTTCTACTATTACTTGCCATCAGAGAATTCCTTCTTTATGTCCATGATGATTTCCTCAAACTCTTTAATTATAGTTGGTTGCAAATGTCTAATTGTTGGATATATGAACCATCCCCTAGAACCCGGCCCTTTCGGCATCGGCCCTGACCATCTTGGAAATTGCGGATAATTCTTAGAACCAAATTCATGAGCTGCACCAATACCTAAACGATTACCTTTTGTATCATTTCGAGTATTGAATTGAGTTGTTGCACCACCTGAAAATTTTTGTGAAGCAAAACCAAAAGATACTTCACCAAGTAAAGATGATTTTTTTACTTTACCACCCTGAGCAATACGATCAGCAACCTTGCCTCTTGATGATGCAATTCTACGGATTTCGCTCAATTCTTTTTGGGCTAATTCGCCAACTCTGCGTTTGGTTTCCTCAACGGCAATTTCACTCATATTTCTAATTACTTTGGCAAATGAAGCAAGTTCTCTTTTATCATAAACAATTAAAGGTTCGGTGCTAGTTGCCATTGCGCTTCTCCAATACCTCGATTGCCGTTAAAATGTACTCTGCTTCAACTCATTCACT